GATTAGTTGAGGTAAATAGGTATTATGGAGAACGCTACGAAGATTATAAAAATTATATGAAATCTATTGTATTTATTTGTATCCCTATTATCATTTTATCACTACTATCCAAATTTAATATTTTGCCCGATTTTATTTATTATACATTATTAATTCTTATTGTTGTAGTCAGTATCATCTATTTATTTATAAGAACTCTTTACTTAACTAGACATAATAATATAGATTACCAAGAATATGATTGGAATTTTAATTTAAAGAACGCGCCGCCAATAAATACTGGAACACCATCAGCAACCGCTCCATGGACGAGATCGGCATCTACAGCAACCTGCGTCGGCCAAGAATGTTGTTCTACTGGTGAAACATATGATGCTTCTATGAATCAATGTACGTCAGGGTATGGATCTTCTTTTTTAACAGGTTCTTCCTATATGTCCCAAGGTCCGGAAACAGGAATAATCGGTTCATTGTCAAATAGTTTATCTAATATGGGGAGAAATCTTTCACAATCAGCATATCAGCGTCAACAGAATTTTATGGCTACAGCAACCTCGTTTTCTTAGATGCGATTTATTAGACGTTTTTACATATTTTTATATTATAAATACTTATTTTCGTAAACGAATTTATATTTTTACATTATCAGATTGGATAAATATTCGGGTGCTGAAAACGGTGTTTAAAATGAAAAAAAGGTCCAAAACGCTGATTATTTACAATAAAATTGAAAATAATTTAAAGTTATTATAACTATACTATATCACAAATAAATATGGAAATAAATACAACATTTAAAAATGCTGGGGAACCTTGGACGCTAGAAGAGGACGTACAATTGGATAAGCTATATAACATAGATAGTCTTGATATTATAGAAATATGTAAAATACATAATAGAGCACCCGGAGGTATAATTAGTAGATTAAAAAAGAAAAATTATATCGCTAATAGACATTCCGCAAGAGGATATATGAGTTATAAAAACAGTGATTTATATAAAGAGATTGTATCTAAAAATAAAGACAACAAGAAAAATAATATACAGATAGATGAACCTGAAAAAAAGATCACTACACAAATGACTAATTTATTAATTAGTATTAATAAAAGTGATTATATTGAATTACAAAATGATGTAAAAGAAATGAAAACTGAGATTAAGGAATTGAAAAAAACAATAAAAGAATTGGTTGAAATGATGAAAGCAGTTTATGAATTTGAAGACACATAATATCAAAAAATAAATAAAAAATAAAAAATAAATCATATTATAATTGTGTTTAGCTATTATAATATGAATAATCCATTTTCAACAAATAACATATTTTCACAATTATTTGGAACACAATCCGCGCAAAATAACAATAAAGTAAATGAACTATTGGCTCAAGCTGCGCCGGCAATATTGTGTGGACCAGACTGTCAGGCAAAAAATAATTCAGATACTCTTTACCAAAATTATGTAAACGCACAAACAAATATAACAAATGCCCCCCAGCAGCTTTATGACACCAGGAAAGCTTATTTAGTAGATTCTAAAGGGACTAGTGGATATACAAGTCAAATGACCTCTCAGTTCGAAAAAGAAGCCGATTCCATCATTTCCGACGCTCAAACAGAATTTAACGAAAATGTGGAACTGATAAAAAATATGATTGTTACATATAATACTCTTTATATCAATACGAATAATCTTTCAGATTACTTGAATAAGTTGACAGAGGAAAATAATAATTTACAAAAAAGTATAGATGATGAAGAATCTGATATTATTACAAATGATAGAAAAAGTTATTATGAATCACAAGGATATGATGTGTTATTTAGTTGGTATTATTTATATGGAGTTATTTATTTGATTTTATTAGTAGTGTTTGCTCTGGGAATATTCTTATCACCTACATCATATAGTTACACCAGTAAATTTTTAATTCTATTTTTATTTGTAGCATATCCGTTTGTTATTAATTACATTGTGCTTTATCTTCTATCTTGTTTCAATAGTTTCTCCGATAAAGTAGGAAAAAATGTATTGGTTGGAACTGCTAAAATAGACACTTCTACACCCATTAATCAATATAATCAGTAATAAATAACTAGTTACTTAATTGTCAAACTCAGAACTGGGTCCATCATCATCAAACTGGTTAGGATAAATGATCTCAACATTATGCCAAGCATCTCCTGTCTTTCGTCGTCCAAATTTCTTATCCATCAAATTATAAATATCATCCTTGGCTCCCTTGGGAAGTGTCTTGCTATCGTTCCATATTTTGAACTGTTGAGTAAGTTCTTGTGGACGCACCTTGCTGCCAGTCTTCTTACGTACCATTTCGTTAACGAATGCCGAAATGTTATCTTGTGATTGGCGGTATTTCTTCGAGTAAGCCATAACAGTGTCACAATCTTTGACAATGCCTTTATTTTGGAAAGCGTATTTTACTAGAATACCCATAAAGACATCGCGCCATGGGCCTAACTGTTCCTTCAAATCCTTGTTCTTCGGAAATACATGAACGTGTTCATGAACTGGAAGATTCACATTATCTGATTCCATTTCAGCCTTCACTGAATCACTATAGTCATCTATAAACTTGGAGATAAACGGACAAATACGGATGCGTCTCCATGTACCATCATCATTTGCTTTGATTTCCGGCAAATTATTCGTACACACCACCAAGTTGAACTGGGGAATAAATGTCTCGGCTTCGCAGTATAATGCTCGTGCTTGAATAGGATCACCACCAGTGAGTTCTTTCATAGGACCTTCATTAATTTCCTGTGATTTCGAAATCTCTTGAATAACAGCATATCTCACACCTTTTAGTTGTATCAACTCAGAACAAGTACCTCCTAGATTAACACGCTGTCCGCATATTAGTTGAGCACCAATAGTCGCCTTATAGTCACCAAATGCCTTGCCGACCAAGTCAACTAGCAATGATTTACCATTACTACCAGAACCTGTGTAAATATTACAGGTCTGATTAATATTCTCGCCAATCAATATGGAACCTAGATGATTCCACATGTAGTCAGCCAATTCTTCTACCGGGAAGAGCTGAGTCCAGAACATATTGATTTGTTGAATAATTTCTCCATTCTTTTCCTCATCGTAAGGAACATATGGAATATTCGTAGACTTTGTGATGTAGTCCTGTGGGTAGCCATCTCGGAAAGTACCTGTGTTGAAATCAATGACGCCATTCGTAAAGCACATGAGATGCTTATTATTGTCACGCATTTCCATGAACTTCTCATCGCAAAAGATATCCGCGGCACTCTTCATGATATTATCGATTTTCGAAACATTGCGAATGCTGGTAGATATTTTGAACAAATCTGATACGCGTTTCAATAGAATCTCATAATTGGGATCTGTTTCATCCGTGACAGCAATTTCCTCTTCGTATATTTTAGAGATGCGATTTTGATATAAGATATTCATATTTGTTGGGATTTCTAATCGCAGAGTCATATTAGGGTCTTCTTTCCAACGATGATTCATAAACTTGAACCACGTTTTGAATTTTTTGCTGCCACATACATATGAATCCTTATACATTTGATACAAGACCATTGCCAAATCATGATCTGTCGGATCTTTTTCGGTAATATCGATGTAATAGTCAATTGTGCTCTTCTTTACCTTGAGATACTCCTCAAAATTATATTGCTTTGCCCAATAAATGATAGAACGCTCAGTATAACCACCTTCACGCTCTTTAAAGTGACGCGTCCACGTTTTGTGTAATTCTGGAATCTCTGAAAAGTCAAAGTCTTCGGCTTTTGCTCTTACAGCTATCCAAATAAGAAAGACACCATCGTTGTCTAGATGAAATGATAAATGTTTTAAGGCAAATGCCAAACATCTATTTTCAAAATGGGAACCGGGTTTATAGAATAAATCTGGCAAAAGCATGGCATAATGATAAATTTCTTTGATGATAATATCACGAGTTTTCAAGTTTTTTAAGAAGTAAGCAATCGCCTTATTTAGAACCTCTTGGTCTGTAATTCTATCATATGTGTAATCATCTGGGGTTTCGACGGATAATCCCGAAGTAGAGGTTGCTAGCAATTCGGCACCTGGTGTTTCAGATACAATTCGAAGTCTTGGTTGAGCACGTGTTCTAGACTTTGTTCTTTTTTCATATTCTTGTTTGATGCGTGGGTTCATTTGTAGAAATAAATTATTCTCGTTCTGTGCCGACAATTTATAGAAATCTTTTATAATATCGAATTCCGCCGTATTTTGTTTGACAAGAATGAACTCACCATCGGTTGGATCGAACGAGACGTTGTACCAATATGTTAGTTGGTATGGTTGGTTTCCAGGTTTTTGAGACCCGAAAAGCTGCCAATTTGTAGTGCCACGACTGATACTAATATCCAGAATCTGGTCCCAGGTGTTTGTCAAGGGTAGCTCTTTAATGATATCATTTTCGGGAAGAGTTACGAGCATTTTCTCACGCAATATGATTTGTAAAGTATTATTCATCTGAATACCGAAATACATATGGATGCCATCTTTTGTCAAAGAGCCATCTTCTAACCTATTTACATCTGGTTTTTCCATAACAAACACAGGAAATGGCTTATTCTCTTCAAATAAGAGGAGTTCCTTAACCTCGTCCAAATAAAGCCGAACTAATTCTTCAATATGGGTTTCATTGTGTTGTCTGGAAGTAACGTCTGTACTATATTTGAAGTCAAAATCTAATAGTAACGGTGAGCGTTCATTCTGTAGTTGTTTTTCTGTTAAAAACTCTGATTTTTTTTTCGTGAAAATGGATTGGGTATAAAGTTCAAAGAACTCTGTTAATTTTTCTTTTGGGATGTGCCAAGAACCTCCATATACACCATGGTCTTTGCTGCCAATTCTTGTGTGCGTGGTTGGAAGTTCACTGGTCCCATTTTCTGCTTTTGCGTCTTTTGCCTTGTGATTGTTCAGAAAGTCTTTTAAATCTTTGAATCGTGATGTTCCACTCATAACAATTAATAGTAATAGTATATATACAGATATATTTCTATTTCATTTTTTTTTATAAATATAAAAGAGACTGAATTTATCGAAATAATAATTAATGTCTCAATATTTACAGCATATTTGTATTCGTAGTATATACAATGTAAAAACGGTTATTATTTCCTAAATATAATTTTTGTAAAGTATATAAATACAAAACTAGAACAACTCTATTGGTAATGTCAGTTAAAAATTTGTCGATAACGAAAGAGTCTGCTACTAGGTTACTAAAAGATGTGAAACATATTATGAAAAATCCATTAACGGAAAATGGAATTTATTACATACATGATGAAGAGGACATGTTGAAGGGATATGCGCTTATCATAGGTCCTGAAGATACTCCTTATTTTGGGGGAAACTATTTTTTTGAATTTTCTTATCCGACGGATTATCCTCATAGCCCACCCAAATTGACGTATTGTACGAATGGAGATGGAATTCGGTTCAATCCTAATTTATATAAATGTGGGAAGGTTTGTGTCTCTGTATTGAATACCTGGCGTGGACCTCAATGGACTTCATGTCAAACCATATCCACGATTTTACTGACATTGTGTACATTATTGTGTAACGATCCATTGCTAAACGAGCCAAATGTTACCAAAACTCATTCAGATTTTCATAAGTATAACTTGATTATTGAGCATAAAAATATTGATATTGCCGTTGTAAAGATGGTGGAAAAAGACCCATCCTATTATCCATCCAAGTTTGAACTGTTTTATCCTTATGTAAAAGAGAATTTTATTAAAAATAGAGAAAAAATTACTGATCTGGTAGAAAAAAGAATGAAAGAGCAACCTGATGTGGAAACATTAAAAACTGGATTATATGCTATGATTGTGCCGATGGATTATAAGAGAGTATATGATAATTTACAAAAAATTGAATTAAACAAATAATACTCCTATTATATAATAAAAAGAAAGTATGCACTTCTGTGGTGTATGTGACAACATGTATTATATTCGTATTGATGGAGAAGACCCTAATAAGTTGGTTTATTATTGTCGCAATTGTGGAAATGAAGACACTTTGTTGACAGCGGAAAATGTTAGTATTTCAAAGGTGAATATGACTGCTGGGGAGCAGAATTTTGAGCACATCATTCATAAATACACGAAGCTGGATCCTACTCTGCCCCGTATTAGTAAGATTTTATGTCCTAATGCTAGTTGTGAAACGAATTTAGGAGAGTTTGATCCGAAGAATCGAGAAATTATTTACATTCGTTATGATAACATTAATATTAAATATGTATACTTGTGTAGCACATGTGATACTGTTTGGAAAACAACTGATTCGGCATAAATAATCGTGCGATGTGCTATTCTCTATTTATAATAAAAATTGAATATAATGATATAAATATATTTTTTTGTATTATAGATAAATATGAGCGACATTGAAGATGAAGAATATAAATCGGAGCTAGAAGAAGAGGAAGAGGACGAACATCTTGATTCAGATGAAGAAGAGGAGAACGAGAAAAAGCCTAGATTGTTGATATCGACAAAAGAAGACAAAAGTTTAGCAGAAAAAGTGGATAGTGACGCCGAAAATGTTCCGGATTCTGATGAAGAAGATGATGAGGATGATGAAAATAAAGTAGTAGATTCGGATGAAGAAGTAGAGGATGAAAACGATGTTGAAAGTGTAAATGAAGAAGA